TTTGCAAGAGCAGCAGGTCAAGGTTTGACACTTGGATTTGGTGACGAAATAGAAGCAGTTGTAAGAGCAGGATTTGATAGAAACAGGTCTTACTCAGATATTGTAAAAGATGTAAGAGGGCAGATAAAAGACTTTAGAAAAAGAAATCCTGCAAGTGCTATAGGCACAGAGATCGCAGGTGCAATACTTCCTACCATAGCTGCACAGTTTATTCCTGGTGCAGGACAAACAGCATCAGTAGCAAATACAGCCAGATTAGCCAACATTGCCAAAGGTGCAGGTCTAGCAGGTGCAGAAGGTTTGGCTTATGGAGTTGGTACTGCTGAAGGTGGTTTAGGAGAAAGATTAACAAATCCAAACACAGCTATATCTGGTGCTACAAGTGCTGTGTTAGGTGGAGCAGTTGGTGGATTAGCACCAAAGATTACACAAGAAGCAAAAGAACTTATAAGCAAAGGTGTACAAGTTACACCTGGTCAGGCTGTAAAAGGTTCGACATTAGGTGGTTCAACTTTATCAAGACTAGAAGAGGCAAGTGGTAAAAATATATTCTTTTTGGGTGATGCAATATCAGCAGCACAGAAAAATGCACAAGAGGGTTTTAATCGTACAGCAGTTCAAGAAGCTTTAGAGGGTATTGATGTTGTAGTTCCAAAAAATGTTTCTGGCAGACAGTTAATTGCTTTTGGGCAAGATACTATAGAAAAGAAATATAATGCCTTACTGCCAAAGCTTTCTATCAAAGATTCAACAACTTTTAGTGGTGCTATAGCAAATGTTTTAAATGGTGTTGATGATGATATTAGAAAAGGTATTACAGATAGAATAAACAAAGTAATTATTAAGAAAATTAAACCTGCTCCTGTTACAGCAGCTTTAGATGGCAAAACTATCAAGACTGCACAGACAGAACTTAGACGTATTATTACAAGATTGCGAAGAGAAGGCACAGAAGAAGCATTAAGAAAAGCAGATGCCTTTGATGACATACGTTTGACAATAAGCCAACAGTTACAAATGGAAACACCAGAACTGGCAAAAGAGTTAGCTGAGTTAGATCAAGCTTATGGTCTTTTTGAGATTGTCAGAAACGCATCTATTAGAAGAAAATTAGATGGTGACTTTACACCTGGTGATTTATTACAGGCTTCTGCAAAAAGTGACATAACCAAAAGACAATCTAAGTTTTCAAAAGGTGAAGCTAGGATGCAAGGTTTGGCACAACAAGCACAGGATGTTATAGGCAACACAGTACCTGACAGTGGTACATCACAAAGAATATTAGCAACAGGTATGCTTGGTGGTGTAGGTGAGTTAGCCTCACCTGGTGCTTTAACAAGTTCGGCTGCTCCTATTGTTGCAGGAGGACTAGCATACTCACAACCAGTATTGCCTTTGACAAGAAGCTTGCTTGGCAGTGGTATTCAACAAGGCGGTATGGCAGCAGCTCCAGTTGCAGGTGCTATGACAGCAGATAATATTAGGCAAATGTTAGCTGACGGATTGTTAAGCAGGTAAAATCATGGACATGGAAAAACTAAGACAACAACTCGTCATTGATGAGGGTGTTAAGTATGAACTGTATCTTGATCATTTAGGTTTAAAAACCTGTGGCATAGGACATTTATGCAGAGAAGATGAGCCAGAGTTTGAGGAAACGATTGGTACTCAAATCACAGAAGATAGATGCACAGAACTCTTTGAGGAAGATATTAAGTCAGTCATTAAGGACTGTAAAAAGGTCTTTGAAGATTGGGAAGACATGGATGAAGAAGTTAAACAAATCTGTGCCAATATGATGTTTAATTTAGGACTGCCAAGATTTAGCAAGTTCAGAAAAACCATCAATAATATTATTAGCAAAAACTACAAGAAAGCTGCTGAAGAAATGCGTGACAGCCGTTGGTACAGACAAGTGACTAACAGAGCAGAAAGACTTGCTAGTAGAATGGAACTAATAACGTGACCCAGAAAAAGTTACAGAAAAAATCTGTGTTCAATGAATATGATGAAGATGGTGATGGCGTTGTAACTGATGAAGAGTTGTCTCATGTAAAAGAAATAAAAGAGACAGAGTCAAAACTTAGAAAGCAGATAGCACAGCTTAGAATGGCTAGATACACACTTATAGGCATGGGTGTATTTACTGCTGCAATGTTTTTTATGCCAGTAGAAAAGATCAACGCATTATCTGATATTAGCAATCTTTTATATATATCCGGTGCAGGTATTGTTGGCACATACATGGGTACAACAGCCTGGATGGCAAGAAAATAGTGACATGGCTATTGGTTGTTTTTCTTTCAGGTACAGTGCAGGAGTCAGTATATTTCAGTGATCTGGATGCGTGTCTTAGAGTTGCAGCAAAAATTAGATCACAAAACCTTGATCCCTCACTGGCAGGAGACTCGAGGATATGGGTCAAAGCTTATTGCATCCCTAGATCTGTTCCTCAGAAAACTCAAGATAAGTGACCGAACTTGAAGAAAAAGTTTTGATGCTAAAGATGCGGCTACAGAAACTTAAAAAAGACTTGCATGAAATACTAGAACACAAAACAGATGGAGACAAAGCTGTATTGGTCTTTGATCATAAAGATCCACATCTAAAAGTAAAAACCAACAAATAAAGTTATGAGGGATGATTGTTTAATTTAAACTTAATAAACTTAATTAAATTAATAATTGCTAATATTAATCTGCAATTATCCCTCGCCAAATAAGGACAAATCATGGCTGCAACAAAGCGTAAATTCAAGAAAGTTCCTAAGACTAAAAAGGGTGTACCTAAGAAATATGTAAGTGGTGCTAAGAACCCAAAGGCTAGGGAAGCAGAGATAAAAAGAACAGCTAGACTTTACAGGCAAAATAAACTGACACCTGCCATGATGGATCGTATCTCAAAGAGAAGGAGTAAAGGCTAATGGCAGTTAAGAAAAAAAGCGGTGGTAAATACTCATCAATACCTGGTGCAGGAAGGTTTGCAAAATCTACACTTGATAAAGTTTATAAGCGTGGATTAGGGGCATACTTTTCATCAGGCAGCAGACCAAAGGTATCACAGCATCAGTGGGCTATGGGTCGTGTTAAGAGTTTTGTTTCTGGTAAAGGTGGAGCAAGAAAGGCTGATGCTGACCTGCTAGGCAAGAAGAAAAAGACAACTAAAAAGACATAGCGTTATGAGGAGGGTTTGCAGGGGTGTCAGCCTTCCTCGCCAAACAAGGGATAATATATGAGTATTCTAGGAACATTAGTTGGGCCTGTCACAGGCTTACTTGATAAATTTATAGAGGATAAAGACCAGAAGGCAAAACTTGCACATGAGTTAGCTACAATGGCTGACAGACACGCTCAGGAAGCTTTACTGGCACAACTAGCTATCAACAAAGAAGAAGCAAAGGGCAACTGGTTTCAGTCATCTTGGAGGCCGTTAATAGGTTGGATTTGTGGTTTGTCATTAGCAATTAATTATATGATCAGTCCTATCTGTGCAGGTTTTGGAATTACCATACCACAAGCTGATATGACAGTAATGATGCCATTGTTGTTGGGTATGTTAGGAATTGGTGGCTTGAGAAGTTTTGATAAGTTCCACAACAAAGATACAAAGAAATGAGAAAGCGTATAAAACTCACTTCAAAGCACAAATCTCCGTCAGGGGGCTTGAATGAGGCAGGAAGGCGTTTTGCAAGATCGCAAGGGTCTAACCTAAAAAGACCTGTAAAGAGCGGTGACAGTCCACGCAGAGCAAGTTTTTTAGCGAGGATGGGTGCAAGTCGTGGCCCTGACTACAAAGATGGCAAACCAACCAGAAAGTTACTGGCACTCCGCAAATGGGGAGCTAGTTCATCTGCTGATGCAAGAGCAAAGGCAAAAAAAATCTCAGCTAGAAACAAGGAGAAGAAAGCATGAAGGGAATGAGTTACGGATATGGCAGTCCAAAAAAGAAAAAGAAAGCACCGAAGAAAACAATGACCAAGAAAAAAACAATGAAGAGGAAATAACATGGCAGCACTTACTAAGAGGCAAAAAGCCACACTAAAAAGACATTCAGTACACCACACAGCAAAGCACATGACTGAGATGCGTAAAATGATGCGTGCAGGAAAGACGTTCACTCAGGCTCACCGAGCAGCTACCAAAAAAGTGGGGAAGTAATGCCTTTTAGTAAGTACTCACCCAAGCAGAAAAAGCTTGCCAGAGTAGCAGCACCCAGAACTAAAATCACAGGTGCAGATTTTAAGAAGCTTAAAAAGAAGAAGAAAAAGAAATAGCATTTGTGGTCAGTGACCACCAACTTTGACAGTATGGGTATTTAGTGGCTATACTATTGGAAGTAAAATTGGTCACTAAGTGGACACTGTATAATGCTAAATAATTGTAATTATTATCAAAACAAGGCAGAAGTCACGAGTTCAAGTCTCGTCACTCTCGCCAAATCCTATTATTTTCAAACCCTATGTTTTCTGCCATTTTTTAAGGTACAGCAAGGGTTTGAAACATATCTTAATAAATATTTACCCATAATACTACAATACCATTCCAACGCATTTCCAACCAATTTACCATTAAAATGTGGTCACCTTGTGGTCACTAAAAAATTCAATGGTCGCGAGTTTTATACTTGTAACCCTCTTGACATACTAGGCGTTTACGCCTATATTATAATTATAAACGCAAATATTGGAGAATGACGAAATGAAAGTATTAATAGGTTGTGAAACAAGTGGTGTAGTAAGAGAGGCTTTTTTAAAGCAGGGCCATGATGCTTGGTCATGTGATGTACTGCCATCTGACATAGCTACAAACAGACATATTCAAGATGACGTTAGAAATGTCCTAAAAATGGAAAAATGGGATTTGCTCATGGTTGCACATCCACCATGTACTAGGCTTTGTAATTCAGGTGTTAGATGGTTACACAAAGCACCACCAGGTAAAACACTAGAACAAATGTGGAAAGAGTTAGATGAGGGTGCAGCTTTGTTCTCAGATTTATGGAACGCAGATGTGCCTAGAATCGCTGTTGAAAATCCCATAATGCACAAACACGCAAAACAAAGAATTGTTAATTTTGAAGATTTTACACAAAGTGTTCAACCTTATCAATTTGGCAATGATGTTGATGGCCCTGATAATGTAACTAAACGCACTTGTTTGTGGCTTAAAAATTTACCAAAACTTACACCTACTGGAAATCTGGATGGGTCAACTGCAAGAGATGAAATACATAAAGCAGCACCCAGTCCTGACAGATGGAAAATTAGATCAAAATTTTTTCCAGGCCTTGCAAATGCAATGGCAACACAATGGGGCAATTATGCCCTTAATACTTTAGCAGCATAAGGAGAATGACGAATGACACCGATACAAGCAATTAAAGAAATAGATACTGTAATAGAGCAAATCATTTCTAAAACTGAGAAGGACAAAGCTGAGAAGCTTAAAAAAGCCTATGAGATAGT